ATGTTATGTCCAGACTTTTATTTAATCATAAGGAAATTTCAGTATATGAGTAAAGTATCATTGATTTCTGTGACACCTGACGCAGAGAAAACTATTGGTTATGTTGCTAGGGTATCAAACCCTAAAAATCAGGACAATCCAAAGGTTGCTGGACTATTAAAGTATTGTATTAAACATGGACACTGGAGTGTCTTTGAGCAAGCACACATGAGTGTAGAGATTGAGACTACTAGGGGTCTTGCTGCTCAGATACTGAGACACAGATCATTTACATATCAAGAGTTCTCTCAGAGGTATGCTGATAGTAGTTTGTTAGGAGATACTATTCCCCTACCAGAACTTCGGAGGCAAGATGATAAGAACAGACAGAATAGTATTGATGATGTAGATCCATTAATGCAACAAGACTTTGAGATTAAAATGCAAAGACATTTTGTAGATGGAATGAAATTATATAAAGAGATGCTTGATGCTGGTATAGCAAAGGAGTGTGCTCGGTTTGTACTACCTCTTGCTACGCCAACCCGTCTGTATATGACAGGAAGTATTCGTTCGTGGATCCACTACATAGATTTACGTTCTGCACATGGAACCCAAAAGGAACACATGGATATTGCAGAAGCAGTCAGAGGGATATTCATAGAACAATTTCCTATCACTGCAGAAGCATTAAATTATGCACTACACACCCAGTAGAACTTATCAACAATGCCTACGTACGATTTTATTAATAAGAAAACAGGTGAAGTTACTGAGCTTGTTATGTCTATGAATGACCTCGATAAATATAAAGCGGATCATCCAGAGATGGAGAGATACTTTGGTAATCAAGGTACCTCTGCCATTTACGGGAACCCCAAAATGGATGATGGATTTAAAGAAGTCATGTCCAAAGTTCAATCTGAACATCCCCGTGCTAACCTAAGCAGATTTACATAATGCCAAGAGCGAAAAAGAAATCCAACGGTACTGCCCCCCTCCAACCAATGTCTAAAAAGATGATGAAGAGGAAAAAACCGATTGATAGGTCATACATGACCGATATCAAACCTCTAACTGACAATCAAACACTTGCCTTTGATGCATATAAGGCAGGTAAAAATGTATTATTACATGGTGCAGCAGGTACAGGTAAAACATTCATTATGATTTACCTAGCACTACAAGAAGTGTTAGATGAACACTCACCTCACGATAAGATATACATTGTAAGGTCACTCGTACCTACTAGAGAGATTGGATTTCTTCCTGGTGATCATGAAGATAAGTCATACTTATATCAAATACCATACAAAAATATGGTTAGGTATATGTTTGGTATGCCTGATGACAATTCATTCGAGATGTTATATGATAACTTACGAACACAGGATACAATTGACTTCTGGTCTACATCTTTTATCAGGGGTACTACTCTTGACAATGCTATTATTATAGTAGATGAGTTCAGTAACTTGAATTTTCATGAATTAGATAGTATAATAACAAGAGTTGGTGAAGATTCTAAGATTATGTTCTGTGGTGACATCACCCAGACCGATCTAACAAGGGAGTATGAGAAGTCTAAGATATCAGACTTCATTAATATCCTTCAGGAAATGAAGGACTTTGCTTGCATTGAGTTTGGCGTAGATGACATCGTAAGGTCTGGTCTAGTCAAACAATATCTAATTACAAAATATAATCTTGGTTTCTAAATGAGTTTTACCTTTGTTAATGATCCTATCGTACCGATAGATGTTGAACCAATTAGCAAGGATGGTGTAAGATTTTACCCTATTCCTGGTGCTGATAAATATTATCCGAGCGTTACCTCAATCACATCGTTTAAGAACGCAGCATTCTTCGCAGGTTGGAGAAAGAAAGTAGGTGAGCATGAGGCTAATCAAATCACTGCTAGAGCAACACAAAGAGGTACTGCCTTCCATAGTATCACTGAGGATTATATTAAAGATAAATTAAATCTTGAAATATACTTGGAAAATAACCCATTATCTGTTAGAATGTTTCAGTCGGCAAAGACTACTCTTGACCGCATTGATAACATACACTGTTTGGAAACTTTCCTATACTCACATTACCTTGGACTTGCTGGTCGTGTAGACTGTATTGCAGAGTTTGATGGTGAGTTAGCAGTAATTGATTTTAAAACCTCCACTAAAGAAAAGAAGGAAGATTGGGTTGAACATTATTTTGTTCAAGAAACTGCGTACGCAGCGATGTTCCTCGAACTCACAGGTATTGAGGTAAAGAAAATTGTCACACTCATTGCGGTTGAAGACGGGTCTGTACAAGTATTTCAGAAGTACAATCTTGATGACTATCTACAACTACTCAAATCATACATTGAAGAATTTGTTAGGGGAAAAAATGCCTAAAGAAACTAAAAATCTAGAGGATAAGTTCCTAACACAATCAAAATTCTCAGCAGAAATAGAACGATTAGTTCTAAAGAGTGACGGTCTTATCACTTACATTGAGGCGGTAGTAACCTACTGTCAAGAAAATGAAATTGAATTAGAGACTGTTCCTAAGTTAATATCTAAACCATTGAAGGAAAGATTGAAGCACGAGGCACAACGTCTTAATTATATGAAGCAAACAACTAAAGGGGTTTTACCTTTATGACACAAGGTACATTTTTTAAATCGGATCAAGTTCAAAACAATCTAAATGATATATTTAATACCTATCAAGAGATTGCATCTGTCACTTCACAACTACCTAAGTTTAATAAGCAAGAGAAGTTAGAACATATTGATAAGTGTAAGGTATTAGTTGATAAACAGAGAACATTTTTTACTAGACTATCTCTTGCTTCTAAGGAAGATCCTGAAGCAGCAGATATGAAGATGAGAATTAATGCATTGTCTCAAGCATTTGGATATGATTCATTGTTACATTGCATGGATGCAATGGTGGAGACTTTAGAAAAAGCTGCTTTGAGAGAGGAGGAAAGAGAGTAATGTTTGAAAGTGATGAGTCTTATCAGAATTCTGATCATAGAGATCATTTAAAAATTCTTGATGAGATGTTGGTGATTGATAATGTTATCTCAGAACATCATCAAAATTATATTGAGCAGTTATGTTTTGGACATAAGTTTCCTTGGTTCTATAATTTTGATCCAACCTTTCCCGATAGAGTATCTGAAAGAGGTACAACATTTTCTTCCTTACTCCTAAGTAAAGGAACTAAATCAGAATACTTTCAAATATTTTTACCGATAGCATTTAATGTTTACAATACATTAAACTTACAAGACGCTAGTATTTTTAATTGTAGGGCATTCTTACACATTAAGAATGAAAGTAAGTTAGAAGATAGAAGAGATCAACTGCATGTAGATCAGGATTTTCCTCATCTTGCTATGATATATTATGTTAACGATGCCGATGGTCCTACTGAGATACTTAATGAAGGTAAGATAATAAAGAGAGTTGATCCTAAGAAAGGAAGACTGTTAATATTTGACGGACAGTTTGAGCATAGGTCTACTCACCCTCAACATAATGATAGATGTATTATCAATTTCAATCTTGACCCAATACCAAACTCAAATTATAATATGGTTGAGGCTAACCATGAAAAGGTTGAAAGTAATAGTGATGGTATGCGAATAAAAGTACCCCAGAACACCAAGAAAACTGTCACATTAGCTGTTGACTAGACCTAAATAGTATGCTACGATTATACAGTAGTAAATCAAATACACATTCAATACGGAGAATACAATTATGTCTTTTGCTTCATTAAAGAAGGCTTCCTCTGCAGGAAATACCTTCGCTAAACTCACGCAAGAGATCGAGAAGTTAAACCAACCTCAAGGTGGTGGAGGTGCTGATGAGCGTCTCTGGAAACCTGAGTTAGATAAATCAGGTAACGGTTACGCAGTAGTTCGTTTCCTTCCTGCTCCTGACGGAGAGGACATGCCTTGGGCAAAGATCTGGTCACACTCCTTCAAAGGACCTGGTGGTCAGTGGTACATCGAGAACTCTCTTACTACTATTGGTAAGGATGATCCCGTTGGAGAATTAAATAGAGAACTTTGGAATAGTGGTCGTGAACAGGACAAAGCAACTGCTAGAGTACAGAAGCGTAAGCTTTCTTACTACTCTAACATCTATGTTGTAAGTGATCCTGCACATCCAGAAAATGAAGGAAAAGTATTCCTTTACAAGTATGGTAAGAAGATCTTTGACAAACTTGTTGAAGCAATGCAACCTGCATTTGCTGACGAGACACCTCTAGACCCATTCAATTTCTGGAAGGGTGCTGATTTTAAAGTTAAGATCAGAAAGGTAGATGGATACTGGAACTATGATAAGTCAGAGTTCGCAGCACCTGCTACACTAGGTGGATTTGATGATGCTGAACTTGAAGGTATCTGGAAGAAGGGATACTCCCTTGCAGAGTTTGAAGATCAGAAGAACTTCAAAACTTATGAGCAACTCCAGTCAAGGTTAAAACTTGTACTTGGTAAGGCAGTACGTCAAGCACCTGCTGCAGTTCCTGAAGAAGATGAAGCAGTAGAACCTGCTGCTTGGGGTAAAGAAGTATCAGACTTCAGAGAGAAAGCAGTTGCTGCTGCTCCTGTAGGTGCTGAAGGTGAAGATCCCCTATCATATTTTTCACAGTTAGCTGAAGAAGATTAATGAAACTCACTCCTTTATTATTGTTAGTCCTTGCTGGTCCTGCTTCTGCAGGTCCACTGGACTTTTTGACTGATCCTTCTCGTCTTGCTACTGCTACAACAAGTCAAGAAAGAGAATTAATACGACATTCTCGTGCCCCATACAGACACGTTAATGTACAAGATAGTTGGGAAGAACCCAGATCAAGCAGACCTTGGTGGAAAACTGCTACTTATCAACCAGGTTATTCATCCAGTAGCACATGTACTCGTAAAGAGTATAGAGAAGAGTATGTTCCTGGTACTGCACGTAGACCAGGTTATGTAAAGAATTGGCATGATACTATAGAAGTACCATGCAATAGACCTGTTAGACCCAGTGTTATACGTCCCAGAACACCATCACCTGATGGTAACGAATGCATAGAAGGAAGTGTTCTTGGTGGTATCTTAGGTGGTGGTGCTGCAGCAGCGATGTCTCAAGGAGATGGACGTTGGTGGGCAATTCCTCTTGGGATTGTTGGAGGTTCGATGATCGGTTGTGATATAGACGGAGGATAAATGACTGAAGAAACCATTAAGAAGTATACTTATACTAAAGAACAAGTCGATAGGATGATTGCTCATGCAGTT